GGATTGTCAGGCTCCCCTCCTTACGGAGAATTTCCTGGTCCACTCGTACTTCGCAAGAAGTGCGATCGTGTGCTAGGTCATCACAAAAAGATTTATTCCTTTTTAGTGGGACCTTTCAATCGTAACGCTTTAGCCCCTGAAGGTTTAGATGTGATTTTCAATAATTTGAAGCCGGTTTCTTTCAATAGAAAACGACCCATCCTCCACGCCATCCCTGTCCGAAGAGGTTTCTTTTCGGCACGGACCAGAGCATCTACATCACTTAATCTTACTAATTTCTTAGGAGGATTATGTGATCTATTTAGCTCGAGTAGGCGTTCGAGGGCAAGTAACACATGAGGAGTACTTTTTAACCCTATAAAGTTATTAAGTGCTAACTTAAGTGTCCCGGCCGCAAGAACCCTTGCTGGCAATTGGAATGTTTTCCACACATCCGACTGGATGTCGTAGAAACAATCAAGTTGCGCCGTAAGGTCTGAAATATCACTCTTATAACCAACCCACCCCCTCGCGGGAATGAGCTCCTTACTCAGATTTACACAGAAGTTCATTCTGTTAAATTCCTCAGTCCACAGAAGGGCCTTCGCCTGACTGTGGCTGAGAGAGTTATGGAGACGAGTTCCTAACGAGACGGCCAAATCCACTATATCGGATACGACCACCTCTACACTTCCCTTCAATGAAGACACTTTTCGGTGTTTACACACTGAGAGTAATCTTCCACAAGAAGGTACCTCATCAGGCATGGTAAGATCTGTTTGATACATGAACAGGTCGCTACCCGCTTGATAAGCGTAAGCAAGTAATTTTAATACAAATGGTGACTCTATAGTCCCAGATTTATTAAAATACACTTGGATACGTTTCCATTCGGAAGCGTTCCAGGTTAACAATCGCATCCTTGAACCCCCAGAACCTACCCAATTATACCGGATTAGTCTGTAAGCAATCTCTTTTAAGGCCGTTAAGCCTTTCTGAGATGCTACAGTAAACTCAGCATAAGGGAGCGGCGAGATATTTGTAGTCCCTAACCAAATCTGGTTAGCAAAGTTGAAGAGTGGATACTCAACAGCTTTACTATTCAGACTTGGTTTCTTTTCTGAAATAAATGATTTCGGAAGAGAAATAGGGACCCCAAAATCTTCCATGGTTCGGAGGTACTCAGTTGCAACTGATAGATCGCCAATTACTATGTCGTCTCCAAGGACTCTGTAAGCTTTAAATATATCAAACTTACCAGTAACCTTCCATGCTGAAAACTGAACCACCAAGTGGTGGAACAGTGCCAGCAAGGCCCAAGAGCTGAAAGCTCCCATGGGTTGACCTCTAGTATATTTGACCTCTCCTGTTATTTTACCTTTTTCAGTGGTAAGAAACCCTCGAGCCACCATAAGGGACACCCACGCGTTAGCCATGCGCCTTGTTACCAAGACAGACAGGACTTCAACGTAAGCCTGGATGGGAATCATATCGGTTGCCTTGGATAGATCAAAAGAGTATATATTCTCATGACCTTCCTCTGCAAAAGATTTGACCGCCGCAGACTGATCGTAAGTCGCATCCATAGGGCTGAAATGATCTATTATAAATTTCATTACAGCCTCATGGAGAGGCTTAAGAACAATCTGAGTCCAGTAGTCCACTATAGCGAAAGGACGGATCTTACCCGCTGGTTCATACTTCAGCGAAATCCTACCAAGTCCATGAGGTCTCTTACTTGTCTCTCTTTCGCTTCTTCCTTTGGTTTTAACCACAGGAAGAGGGAGAGAGCGAGAGTAGGAAACTGCTCGGTACTCGGATAGAACTAAGAATGAGTTCAGGACCCTCGACACTGATGGATACAAGTGTATAATGGAGGATAAATACTCCCACATTATACTGACCTGACCTAAGGCCTTCCATAACTGAGCATCCCGAAGGATGCCCGAGTAGGAAGATTTATGATTGGGACTGGATGATAGAATTGGAACAAATTCTATATCTGCCACTCTCATGCCAAAGGTTCGGATGTACCCATCCTTGACGATTCCTCGACCTTTCCAGCAGAATGCATCGAACCATTCGTGTAAGTCTCTGAAATTTCTTTCAGACTTAGGAGATTGGATCGAATCATATGATGGAAGACCGTACGCTCCTTCAAATCCTCTATACATACTCAAGATTGATATAACTAATCTCAGAATAGGTATAGATTTTTGTCGGATCGCGGATCGGATCTCTCTAGGAAGAAAGGCAGGTAGACCATTTGCTAACTTTACCCAGGCCCCTAAGGGTCTAGTATCGTTAAGCGGCTGGCCTGCAAGCCATTTCTGAATAGAGATTACCGAAACTTTCATTTTATTGATCATCGTATCTAACCCTTCGTTGACTAAAGTGTTACGAAAGTAGGTTCCAACTGAATTGAATAACTTTGCATGATGACGCTTTGCACGTTTCCCTAAGCAATTTAAGACAAATAGTCCAAATTTGGTTAGGAGCAACTGCAGGTTTCCCGACGTTGGCTTGACCGTCTTTGTCGCTTCACGGTGAAATGATTTTGTTTTATACATTATTATTTCGCTGAGCTGTGATAAAGATTTTCCTTATCCACTACAAAATAGCGGGGGCAGGTCGAACGTATCTATCGCGTACTTGAGTTGATCCGAATCACCCGGAGGTACTTCTCGTCGCACTCTAACTCATGATGAGTTGATACTATACCCGGTAACGAGGGTAAGTCGGGGAGACAAGGACAGATTGTCTCAGGGCCCGCAAATAGGTCGCAAGACCGGGAAGCGGACAACCCGAGGGGCGTAAGCCCC